TTATCCATTGGATAATTAGTAGTATTCCAAGCAGTATTCAATTTAACATACTTGTCCCAATTGGAAACACCACCAGAGGAACTACCAGATAATGAAGCCATAAAAAAGAGGGACTATTCTTCCCTCTTATTTAGATACTCTTTTTCAGTTTGGTAGGGAACGATCTTACCAGTTTTCAGTTCCCAAGCATAGATTATATCTGGTATTAACCACTGGTCTACACGATAGCAATACTCCCAGTTCACAGGTTTAATGCAGTTCATCACAACAACCTGAAAGAATACTACCGTGTAGTTCCAGATGGTATACATCATTCGTTATCTAGAAAAGGACCGAAACGACCACTGCTACCAGGTTTCCGATCTTCTAGCATATCAAAGATGGAATCTGTGGACGAGATATGGTCAATCTCTTTAATCAGATTAGCAATCTGAGAGCACACCAAGGGACGTTCACCTCGGGCAGCAAATGCTAGTGCATTACGCAGAGAAGCAGATGCTTCATTTAGACTTTCTTGAACAGATTCAGACAGTGCCATCGGTTTCTTCCTCGTCAACGATCATTAGCTTACTGAGTTGTTCATCAATGTCAGAGATGACTTCACGAATCAAAGTGATCCGTTCAGGAACAAACTCTTCACCGTAACCTTTTTGTGCTTCGGTGAGACACTGAAGCATCCAATATGCTTGGATAGGTTTAACTTCAAGTGTAAGATTAGTAACTTCTTCAGACATTTTTTTCTACTCCATACTTATCAAATAGTTTACGAATGTTCTGGGTGATTCCCATACCACCAGTATAGGTTTCCAAAAGTTCTCCCTCTTCATCAATAATAATGAGGACAGGAGTAGCAGTTACACTATACTTCTTGGCAAGATCTAGATTCTCTTGAGGGATGGGGGTATCGGCAAAGTCATCAAGATAAACTTCTTCAATGATTTTTGTGCGATCATCTTTGAGAGCATTAAAATACTTTTTTACCAAACCACAAGGTCCACAAGACTCTTTTGTGAAAATGATAAACTTACTCACAGATCTCCCTCCTTGCGGTTTTCGGAGTAGTGAACATCAAACTCACCACCAGGGTAACGAGACTTCAGTTTCTCAACATTCATCTCAATAATTTCTTCTGGAGAAACATCCAGTGCCATACATGCTTGCATGAAGTACCACATGATGTCACCCATTTCACGCTTCAGGTGAAACAGATTCTCTTCGGTAGGTTCTTTGCCTTGAAAGATAATCTTTTTGATGACTTCGGTAAACTCACCAGACTCGGCACAAAGACCTACAGCAGCAGTAAGCAGTCGCTCGGAAGGAAAGTCTTTGTCTTTGAGATACGCAAGACGTTCAAAGAATACGTCATTATGCTTGCTTTCTTGAGAGGTAACCTCATTGACGAATTGAGCATATTTAATAAAATCAATCATGATATTATACAGTGAATGGTTCTTGTTGGGTATCGGGAAGGTATTTGTCCCTATCGTACTGTTGCTTCAGAAGATCAGGATGGGGTGCATACAATGGACCCTCGTAGTTGCCAGCAAAAACAACTTCGTTGGTAGGAAGTGCTTTTGGCATTTCAATATCAACTACAGGACCCATGAGATGATTGGTGTTTTTGACATACGAACGTCCACCAGGAAACATCTCTACAAGCATTTTAGCATCTTGCTCTGTTCCACAGTCAGCAATCTTTTTACCAGTAGCAGTATCAATGACTGACCAGTATTCATCGGGTAGGTAGTTACTCAAAACTTCAACTTGGCAAATTTGTCTTTGAAAGGTGATTCCTCATTATTATATTCCTTATCGTCTCCCGTGTCAAGAATATCATTCTGAGCACTTTGCTCACAATCATAGAGACGCATCTTTGCCCTGTCAATGCCTATCACAAATCTTTTGAAGACTGTTGGATCATTATATCGATTCTTCAACTGCTTCACCATAATCTGTCCCAATCCTTCCAACTCTTCGGTGCTAATAAGGGCAAACATAAGATCAGCAGTAGCAGGGAGACCAAAGGATTCACTAGTGTCAGTGAGGTCAACATCACTGCTACTATAACCAGAACGAGTGGTCTGGGTGGCAGATACGATAGGGACCTGGGCTTCGACAGCCAATCCTCTAAGTTCTTCTGCAATCGATTTAATATAGCTATATGAATTGACAGAACCCATCTTGCTATACCTGGAACTAGCACAGATATTAAGATAATCGATAAAAATAATGTCTGGTTTGAAAGACCGTTTAAGTTGAAGTTCATTGAGAAGTGATCTGAAATGTCCTTCATGAGCAGCAGCAGTAGGATACTCTTTGATGATTAGAGTACCCTGAGTTTTCTTAGCAAGGTTATTTACCTTATTCTCAAACATCTGCTTTGGAAGTTCACCAATATCCTGAATGTTTACGTTCAAGAGATTAGCGTCAATTCGTTCTGCAATTTTTTCTTCAGCCATCTCAAGCGTGATATAAAGCACATTCTTCCCCTGTAGTAAGACGGAAGATGCGACATGGCACATAAAGAGACTCTTACCGACACCAGTGCCAGCCAGAGCAATGTTAAGAGTTTTATTCGGGAGCCCACCTTTTGTAATCTTGTTAAAGAATTCGAGATCAAATGGAATCTTTTCTTCGGTCTGGTGGTAGAAATCGTAACGTTCTTCATAGTCCTCCAGATAATCGTGACCGACGTTGTTATCAAAACAAACTGCTAAAGCATCCTGAAGGATTGCTGGAATAGCATCTCTATTCTTTTTTTCGTCACCACCATCCGCAATGCGAATGGATTCCATCAGTGCCAAATAAATGGCACGATCCTTACACCACTTCTCTGTGGCATCAAGTAACCACTGTTGATTGATCTCTTCGTTCTCAAGACTATTAGAAACCTCTACGGTCTCGGAATATTCTTGCTGAGTGAGATCAGTTCTATCTTTGATTTCAATACCAAGAATCTCCTTCGTTGGCATTTTATCGTACTTGGCAATAAAGTTGGCAATCTCTTCAAAGACTACCCTCTCAATCCTAGAATCAAAATAATCAGGCTCAATGAAGGGAAGAACCTTTCTAAGGAAGTCCTCATTGTAGATTAGATTAGTAAGGATTGTCCTTTCGATTCTGTCCTTCATAGGTAATGAAAATAACCACTGATAATGTATTTGTCCCCACTGACAGGAGGGAGTCCTGAATGGGGAAATAACCACAAGGGTGGGAATACTACCATTCTACCACTCTTCGGTTTGATGTGATTCATATCACCATTATATCCTGTAAAAAGAGTTTCACCACCCTCTTCTACATCATTCAGATATGTGAAGAAGGCAAGATATCTTTTCGCAGACTTGTGATCGGCAACGTCAACGTGCTCATCAAACCGATCTTTTCCACCAGGAGTATACTTCTTGATACGAAACATTTCCCAGGAATGTTTCTCTGGTAGAAACTTAATCTTCAAATCATCAACATACTTTTTGGTATGTTCTTTACATGCGTCAGCAAGTTCTTTAGAGAACGGATGCGATGCTCCTAAGTTCTTAGTCAGATTATACTGCGTGAAAGTAGGAAGTCCCCCATGATCTACAGGATCATGGAAGACTTTGTTTGCCTCAAAGAAACTAATCAGTTTCTTACAGAACTCTGGGTCTAGGGCATCGTCATATACTCTGACGTAATCAGACAGAAGCTCCATAGGAGAACTCCTGTTGTGCCGTTTCGTCTAGTGCTTGAAGGACTTCTGGAGTGAAATACTTTTCGGGGTCTGCGAGAATCTGTTTAGCATAGAGCTTTTTACCATCGATTTCGTATCGACCTGCGACGTTCTTCCAGAGACCGCCAATCTCACCGAGTTCAAGAAGACCATAATAACGATCAAGACCACGCTCGTCGTAATACAGACGTACTTCCACATCTTTGTTCTCCTTACTCAGACGTGACTTAGCAGTCTTAGCTTTGATAATGTTTCCGACGATTGTCGTTCCATCTTTCTCCTTCTTCTTTGAGAGGTATATGATTGTGCTAGCAGCATACTTAAGACCACTACCACCACCCATCTCTTTTGTAGGAACGTAAGCACCAATAACGTCATAGGTATGGTTAGTAACAATCATAGGAATGTTTGCTTGTCCCAACTTCAGAGTGAGCATACGGAAGGCACCCTTGACCAGTTGGGATTTGGTCATGTCACGAACTTGTTTGTCGTTCAGGGCATCTGTAATCTCTTTCTCTGTGGAAAGCATACCCAAAGAGTCTAAGACAAACATACACGGTATAAGTTCATCTTCAGGTTTTTTTAAGTATATATCAACTGCCTTCAGTGCTTTGCCACGAAACTCTTCGATTGTCACGACATTGACAACAACCACTCGGGTAAGATCAATGCCACGACTTTCTAGAAGACCTTTGTTGACAGCAGCCTCAGTGTCAAAGTAGAGACAGTAACCATCGGGATTAGAATCAAGAAAGTTCTTAACCACTGCGAGAGAGAAAAAAGTCTTTCCAGTACTAGACTCTCCAGCAATAGCAGTAATCTTATTGCCAGATACACCGCCA